ATGCCCTCTTAACCTTTTTACAAACTTTAGGTCTTTGAGTATAACAGTAGAACTTTCGTGCATCAGTTAGTACATCGTATTCTTCACCACTTTTCATAGGTTTGCGAGGTAATCTGTTTGTTCCAAACATTTTTGTATCCCATGTGTTTATGGTGGAGGCGATGGGTACTGCCCCCATGTCCTGTCCAGCATTCGATTTGTATCAACAAACTGTATTCTATTTATACCAAAGACTGATTCAATTGTCAAGGAGTTTATTCAAAGTCTTTTATAACATCCAACTGCAATATATTTCTATTTACAATATGTTCTTCTGCTATATCTTCTTTAGATTGTCCATGATAACGCACTGCATGGTGATTATCTACCAAGAGTTGATTGATATTGTGTTCACCACCATACCAGAGTTCACCTAGAATACGTCCATACTTACCTTTACCATCTTTGAATGTTTTCAGAGTAAGGTCACCAGCATTAGTCCATTTGACTAAAAATGCAGTTGCAGCCTTTCCATAGATTTTTTCTATAGGGTCAGATGTTCTAGATTCTGGTGTGTCGATACCATACATACGAATACGTTGTTTGCGTAACCACACTCCAAAACCCAAGTCAATATCTACATCAACAGTATCACCGTCAACAACTCTGACCATTTTACATTTATACTCGTACATTCTATACTCCCTTACTTCCTAATGGTTTACAGACGTATTCAACTGTATCCCAATCACCATCTGCTGGTATTTCTGCGTACTGCACAAGCATAGTTTCACATTTCATACGACTTTCAAACCATTGCACATCTTGTTCTAAACAAGTACTACCAGAACATACAGTAAGTAATAGGTGCCAAATAGTACTCATGTTTTGATACCATTGATAACACCAAGGTTGATGCTGCCAGTTCCATGACCAAGAATACATCCTTGCGAACCACCATCTGTAAATTCAATAATAGTCCATGTTATTGGATTGGCATTTCGATTCATTGCAATGACAAATTTTGATTCTGAACGAGTACCATTTGGTAGACCAACAATACCCTCCATCCAAATAGTGGGGGTTTCATTGTATTGTTTCATTAATTCAACAACTTTTTCTCCACTTGTGCATGATACTGGTTTTTGTGCCCAATAAAATAGTCCTTGTTCTTCTGCGTCTTTTTGTTGTTGTGTTACCTCGGCGTATGCACTCCCACTAAACAGGAGCGCCGATAACGTCAGGGCCTTCATCAAGTTTTTCATTTTCCTTTTCCCAAGCTTGGGTGAAATCGTCAATTGATTCTACAAGCATCCCCAGATAATCATTCTTATCCTTGACAAACTCTTGAACAACTCCATCCTCAGTTACCACCAGAATAACAATCTGATTGATTGCGTGACCAGTGCGTTCTTCAAACATCTCTGCATATGCAGATGCCTGAATATAGTAATTCTCATTCCAATCGTCATTACGTTCTGAACGAGATGTTTTAAAGTCAATGATGGATAATTCGCCATTGTATTCTGCGATACAGTCAACCCTACCAGCGACTCTATATTTGTCTGAATAAAGACCACACTCTTGTGCGTAGACATTATCCACTTTTTCTTTGATAACTTTTTCTAGTTGACCAAATAGTGCCGCAGCCAGAAATGGTTCACGTTTCACTTCTTGGTTGTTCAAGAAGTCCTCACACATATGGTGTACTTTCGTACCCCTTGCGGCAGCAGTTCGTGCGATGTAATTTGCAACATCATCACCAACTTTCTTACGCCATGCGTGAAGACCCTCTGCCTTGCGATTACTCAATACAGTGGTGATAGATGGATACATCTTACCATCTGGTGTCAGATAGAACCTTTTGCGGTTTACTGTTTTAGTCTCTAGTTCTGTAATTTCTACAGGTTTGTGTGTAAACATAATATTTCCTCAAGTTAATATTCATCATTATATCAAATCAAAATGGGTTTGTCAAGAAGGAAGGTATACGCCTGCCATCTTAAATGCTTCCATTTCTGTTTCTTGGTTTCTTCGTGTCCACCCTTTACCAAACGTATCGAATGTACTTAGACTTTCATAGAAATTTTGTCTAATATCGGTATATGTTGCAATCGTTGATTCAAGACCTTCAATCTGAACATATGCGTTCAATGCCTTTAAAGTGTTTGGCCCAATACCACCATCGACTGTAGTACCAATCATACCTTGAAGTTTTTTTGCTGCTCTTCCTGTACCAGAGTTAACGGCCCAATCAAAAACGCAAAGGTCTAACCCAGCCGGAAGTTGGTCTGCCTTGACCCTATCCCAATAGTTTTCTTTGTAGATGGGGGCAACATCATTAAATTCTAAATCTTTCATGTCCTTCTGCTGAAGGTCATTTTCCATACACCACTTTTCGTAGACTCTCTTGGTTACACCCATGTTGGTTTCGCCGCCAGGGTCTTTAGGATGATTCACATATCCGCCTTCATGGTGGAGTATGAGTTTCAAACATTCATCAAAATTACTCATCTTTTACCTTGTCCTCTATATTTTTTAAACGACCTACGTTTATGTTTGTTCATCGTAGACGTAATTGGTTTCTTTCCCATAGACGTACCTTTATAAGTATGTTCATGGACGGTTGCACTACTAAACATCTTTGCCATTAGATATCAACCCCCTGTTTGATTTTATTGATAAGATAACTGCGAACTAAACCAGAACGCACAATATCACCAATAGTAAATTCAATCGTGGAGAATTCTTCCATGGCTTCAATGATTGACATAAATGAACCCAACCCTTCTTTCTCACCATTCTTCTGCAAATCGGTCTGGAAGTAATCACCAGAGAATATAATCTTACTATCCTGTCCTACACGAGTCATGATAGTATCCAATTCATGGAAGTTTAGATTCTGACATTCATCAACTATGATGATTGCATTATCTAACGTGATACCTCTTAGGAAAGAAGTGGTGAGGAACATAATACTGCCCTGTACTTTCAGTCTGTCATATAACATACTGAACGCACTATCGGATGCCTGTTCAAACATAAACTGTACCATGTTCTGGTACGGTACTTGAAACAGTGCAGTCTTATCTTCTTCATCGCCTGGCAGAAATCCAATTTCTCTAGTTGGAACTGCACTCCTTACAATGTATACACATTCGTATGGGGTTGATGGGTCAAGAACCTGTTCTAGTGCAAGGTAAAGTGATACAAATGTTTTACCTGTACCGGCAGCACCATGCAAGAATAAATTTTGTCCTTTTCCGTATTCATCAAATACAATTTTTTGGTTGTCTGTGATTGGTTTTACCTTTACCAGACTATCACCTGTCACATCTTTTTTCTTTGCCATATTTTTACTCACTATAATTTAAAGTGGAGTGATAGAGTTACTATCACTCCTGTACAATGGTGGATTGACCACACAGCTTCCAATCTCATTGCGAGGGTGCTGTAGTTTCTCACCAGTACAGTTTTATTTATATCACTTTATGTTTCTTTAACACCTGTCTAGTCTTAATTTCCTTGGTTGTTTTTTTACCATACCTGTCTGCAAGTGCAGATGATGGATGTGCTTCTGCAATCCGTGATAAGTTTTCTTTCCATCCAGAATCATTTTTAATTCTGTCGCCTGTGCCACCAGCGATACCAAAAATTGATGGTGTCTGTGTGATATGTGGGTTCTCTTTCAGAAAGTCTTCCCTACCAGAAATGGTAAAGAATTCTTCCCACTCTTCACCTGTCTCGTTGTTCTTGAAGTTGTAATAGGGCATCTGTTAGTTCTTTCACTCTTAATTGTAATGCATGAACTTGTGCTTGCATATCTGCAAGCTCTCGTTGATGCATCTGTTCTGTTGTCATAACAACAGGTTCTTGTTTTCTTTCCTGTCTCATTTTCCACAACATCCAATCGTAATACCGTTCTGGTTCTGGGTCATGCTGCTCTTTGTTCATACCAATACGGAGCTCCTCTTTTTGTCCACTTCGCCAAATGCTGTTTATACTTTATATAGTAGTCATGATAAGCCTGTATTGAACTGTTTGGATTCTTGACATCATCAAACATTGCCTGATACGGTTCACAGAAACCAACCTCGTACATATTCTTTGGTGGTGTTGCAAGAACCTTTTCTAGTTTGCGAAAACTCTCATGTGGTACATTTTTGTTGTACCGATACATAAACTCTGTATTTAGTTCTGTCCACATATTGTACAACCACATATAATTCTGTTTTGATTTACGAGTCCAGATTCCACTTGGGTGTTTGATATGTGATGCTTTGTACAATACACTCTCCATGTCTGGGTCTGGATGTAACCACCTTGCAATCTTACGACCATTCGCAGTCTTACCGTAGTAGTGTTCACCGTCAAGGAAACGATGTGCAGTAGACATCAACTGAGCATACTCAATAATCATCTTACTGCAATGACTGTCGTTGTGCATCTGAGCACAAATCTTAGGGTCATTGTTCAAATAAAAAATATTCATGATATAGTCTCCAACCAATATTTCTTGTACAATGTTGAACCTAGTTCAACTGTTTGCATACAACCAGATAACATCATACTGAGAAATATTAGAATTGTCAAGGACTTCATTCTTGAACTTCCCAGCGATAAAAGATGTGGTCTTCAATCTCTATCGTCTTGGTCTTAGTCTTTGCCCATGCTGGTTCTACATAGTCTGCATGATAGTGTGTTGCACCTTCTGTAATATCTGCAATTGTATAACTACCATCTATAACACCCATTGTTAGGTTGAAGATGTTATCGAATATTGTCATATCATGTATACGGTCTGATAATCCGTCACAATACCAACTGAACTGACAACGGTGTCGAACTGGAATCATAACCGTATTATCTTTCCAACTTGGACGATGTGGGCCTTCATAGACTACACCACAAATGCTATTAGGAAATCGTTTGTCGTTTACTCGATTTATTGTGACTGATATAACTGCCATCTGACCAGCAAGTGGTTGATTTCGTGCCTCAAAGTAAACATTCTGTGCGAGACAGTATGCTTGGTCTATCTGCCACTGTTTATGTGTCGGAACGGTATCTGCACTTGCAGTTGGTGTCAACGACATCATTGTTCCCAGAACAAGTTCCTTAAGCATGAAACGCCTCCATGTATTCTGGATTGTTTGTTTCAAAAACAACAAAAGGGAAATACTTGTCCATTGTTTTGACCAAATTCATATAGTCACCAGACTGCATCTCTTCTGTTATCGTAACATCATCCAGCCCACATTGTTTTGCGAGTAGTTGTGCTGTACCCAAAAGGTAAAATGCATTACCGTTTGGGCCGTCAAGGTCAATTGTCATGACCTTGTTCTCTTTCAATTTCATCATACTGGTTCTCCATCAAGTGTTTTAAATCCCATTGGAGCAACAACATATTTCTCCGTACCAACCAGAACTTGGTCACCAACTGAAGTAGAACGTAAGCCGTACCCATCAGAAATATCACCCATAACGGTAACATCATCATTACCATCTTCTGGCATTTTCAATGACCAACTGTCAAAGATATTTTGTGTCCAACGATACGCATACTCAAGTTTCTCAATAAGTGTCATATCCTCTTTCACGTTTACGAAAGCGACTGTGGATGGTTTGTCCTCAAACGCTGTGTGAATAACTGCAACTTGTTCCATTATATAATCTCCTCATTCCATACTAGGTTTGCAAATTTGTCTTGTAGACGATACGCTTCCTTCTCCCAAGGTAAGTCGTAATACTTTGTGTTAGGATTGACCTTGCGACCTCTCCAAACAGCACAACCGTTCTCAACCAAATCATCAGTCATTTCTTTTCTTGCATACTGTTTGACATGAATCATCTCATGACAAATAGTAGTAACCAGTTCTTTGATTGATAGGTTTTTAGAAACATCAATAGTGAACTCACGGTTTGTATCATCCATCTGACACCAACCAACAGCATCACCTGTAAGTTTCTGTAGATTAATTTCGATGTCCAGAGTTCC